AATGACATCTCATCGATCGATAGTTTAAAATGGATTCCTAATGTGCAGGTTTACAAAGAGCCTGAGTTATTGAATTGGTCTGGTAAAAAGGTTTTACTAATGCCATGGAGAAGAGATGCTGAACATGAAGCAGAAACTTTAGCAGAATACCCACAAGCAGATATAGTATATTGTCACTCAGAAGTTAGAGGTATTTACCTTAATGCTAAAGTTAAGAATGAGCATGGTACTGATTCTAATATTTACGATAAGTATACAAGAGTTTATAGTGGACATATTCACTTTAGACAAGAGCGTGGTAAATTATTAATGGTCGGAGTGCCTTATCAATTAACTAGATCAGATCGAGATAATCCAAAGGGATTTGACTTGGTTAATTTAGAGACAATGGAAGAGACGTTCTTTGAGAACAATACATCTCCTAAATTCTTAAGGTATAACATTAAAGCGCTGTATGATATGCCTCTTGGCAAGTTTAAGGAACAAATAAGAAATAACTTTGTAGATCTATTTGTCCCATCGCAAATCGCCACAACCAATGCATTGAGCCAACTGGTTAATGAAATACAACATATATCTAGAAAACTAGAACCAAACATTTACGAAGAAGACTCATATATCGATAAAGACTTTTATGATATTCATGAAATTGAAGAGATGTATAAGAACTACAATATTCTTAATCTTTGTAATATGTATGTAGACGGTATGAAACAAGATGATGATTTGACAATAAAACTAAAGAGCAAGTTAAAACAATTGTATACCCAGTGTGCATATAATTATGATACCGAAAAGTAAATGAGAATAGATTATATTGAATTTAAGAATTTTGCTTCCTACGGAAATCAAAAACAGAGAATAGAATTTCAAAAAGATACGTCAGAGTTATTTTTAACTTTAGGTAAAAATGGCCATGGTAAGACCACTATCGCTAATGCTATTATCTATGGTTTATATGGAAAAGTAGAGGGTGTTAAATTAGCAGATCTACCTAATCGTATTAACAAAGAACTTCATGTAAAGATTGGTTTACAATGTGGTACTATGAAGATCGAAATAGAAAGAGGTATTGCTCCAAATAGATTTAGCGTCTTAATTAATGGAGTTGAGTTTGATAAAGCAGGTAAGAAATCTGTACAAGAATATTTAGAAGATGAAGTATTTGGTATTCCATATCATGTATTTAAAAATATAATTATTTTATCAGTAAATGATTTTAAATCTTTCTTAACCATGTCTAACTCGGATAAGAAACAAATTATTGATAGAATGTTTGGCTTCTCTATTCTTAATGATATGCAAAGGCAAATCAAAGATGAACGTAGAGATATTAAATATGATATTGATGCTTTTGATGCTGAGCTAAATGAGATAATGAATTCAATAGGATCGGTTAGAGGTAAACTAAATACTTTATTAGAAGAATCTAAAAATGCAAATAAATCTAAAATCCAAGAATTAAAAGATGAGTTAGTAGCTCTTCATGAAGTGGTATTAGATATTGAAGCTAATCGTAAAAAAGAAGAGGGTGCAATGAATACCTTCAATACTCAATATAACGAGAAGCGCACAGAAGCCGGAGATATTAAAAGAGAGATTGACTATTTAAATAAGAAGTTAAAGTTATATGAGAGTGGTCATTGTCCAACATGTGAAACTAAGTTAACTTCGGATTGGCATAAAACACAGAAGGTAGAATTTGCAGATAAAATAGAATCTAGTACAGATCAGATTAAATCAATTAAGGCTGAGATGGATGAATTGCAACAAAAAGTACTTACAGCAAGAGAGTCTAAATTAGAACTAGAGGGCCAGATCTCAGATAATAAAGTAACAATGCGAGGGCTCAAAGGAGAACTAGTTAAATTAAAAGATACTCCGGAAGGTTCTGACTTCGATCACTTAAGGAATCTTATTACAGAGTTTGAAGAGAAAGAGGCTGCTAAATCTACAAGTAAAGATGGACTAAATGCAGACTATAACTTTATGGAAGTTGTAGAAAATATCTTGGGTGAAGATGGCGTAAAGAATTTAGCAGTTAAAACTATTCTACCAGGACTTAATAGTAATATTGCTGCAATGTCACAAACAATGCACTTGCAATTCCATATTAGATTTGATGAGAAGTTTAATTGTATTATTAATCATTTAGGTGAAGATATTAATCCAATGACACTTTCAACAGGTGAGCGTAAGAAGGCAGACTTTATTGTTATTATTGCAATCATTAAGATCTTAAAATTAAGATTCCCACAACTAAACCTTTTATTCCTAGATGAGTTATTATCTTCAGTAGACCATGATGGTGTTTACAACATATTGAAGATTTTAAATCAAGTAATTAAAGAACATGAGATAAATACATTTGTAATTAATCACTCTGTATTGCCACATGAAATTTTTGATAAGAAGATACAAATATATAGAGAGAACGGCTTTTCTAAGTTTACAATCGAAAACATAGATTAAGACAGATATATATTAAAACTAAAAAAGAATAATTAACAAATTATGGCTGATAATCAACACAGAGCATTTGGATGTTCATTTTTTGGAGCTCCTGCTAATCCAAATAATTTTACAACAGTAGGAAGATTGCATTACGCGACTGAAGCTGCTGAAGTCCCAGATCAAACACTAGCAAACGTACAATGGTGTTACGGACCTGAAGAAAGTGTAGAATCACAAATTGCATACATAACAAAAGACATAGTAGATGATATGCCTGTATTACAAACTACATTTGGTGACCAAACTGAACTTAACCCAGATGGAACACCAGGACCTGGTAATAATGGTGCCCCTGATGCATACGTTTCTTTTAAAAGAGTTAATACTGATGCAGAATATGGCGCAGCTATTGCAGATATAGCTACAAAAAACGGATTGAATGTATCATTCGATCCAAATGATGCAGTTGCTGCACAACAGTTTGCAAACGCTAACTTAGACTACTGGTCAAACTACCAAGTCATTCCATAATATACATACTTATTAATAAGTTAAAAATGGCCAATGGAAACATTGGCCATTTTTGTTAGTATAAAAAGATGATATATAAAACATGGCTACATATAATTTAAAATTTAACAAAGACGATTCAGTTATTCGACACATAGTTGTCGGTCTTTTAGCAGATCTAAATAGTAAATTAAGTTTTTACAGACAAATTAGTAACGATGAACGCGTAGAAGTGGATGTGCCATTCTTTTATGCAGTTGCTGGTGATGAAAACTTCATGAAAGATAATTTCTTATTTTCAAATGTAAACGGACTGGGCTGTGATCCAGACGGGCAATTTGCAGATGGCAATTATGATAAAGTACCAAGAGGTATTGTAAACCTTACATCTTTTGCGGTAGATCCATCTAAACTAGTTAATAAAAGAAATATGGGTCAATATTCTATGATGAATGAAGAGGGCCTAATGGAAGGTTATGTTGCAGAATTTGAAATGATTCCAGTAGTAGTTGGTGTGGATGTTGAAATCTTAGTATCTAGTCAATTAGATCTATTTAAAGTAACAGAGGCTTTAGTAAAGAAAATGTATAAGGCTAACTTTTACCATGTTGATGCAGGTCATTTAGAAGAGGGTACTTATAGAATCTCATCTGAATATATGATGCCAGATGATTACACACAAGAAAGACCCATTGAATATTCATTCGATGATAAAGCAAACCATAAAGTTACATTTAGTTTAGAAATTAACTCATTCATACCTTCTTTTGATTTTGAAGAAGATACTTATAGAAAATTCACTAGAACCATGTATGCAAATGGAATATGTGGTGATTATGAAAATCCAAATGGATTTATATCACCAAGCATGCAACCTAATGTATATTACGATAGCATCGCTCCTGCAAAATGGGAATCTAATGGTATTGAATGGATAAAAGTTGAAGTAGGTGTTTCATGTTCAGATCCAGATGTTATGGCACTATTAGGCATTGAACAGAACACAGAAACTCAAATTAAAAGAGTTAGAAAACGTAGAAAACAATCTAATAGAATTTTTACTTTTGGTAATTCCAAATTAAACAATCCTGTAAATACAGAACAAGACTCTTCTTATCTGGGTGATGATGTCACTATCAAGGCAAAGCGCTTCCCATGGGGTGATAATATAGAAGAATAATTTAAACGATATATACATTAAGAAAACAAAAATAATCTGAAATGACAAATTCATTAAACAAAGAAGTAATATCTCCAGTATTAGAACAAGGACAAGGTCACTTATTCCATACCGCAGGTACAAACTTTAAAGTAACAGGCAGTCATATTGAAATAGTTAAAGAAACAAATAATTTATTTAATACTTTAGTTTCAGCTAATAACAAATTCAATATTAACGAAAAAGGTATTTCTTTTTTCTATGACTATAACAGCAAAAACTTAGTATCAAAAGTTGAAGAAGGTTCAATAGAGAATTTCAATAAGCTAATGAGCTTAACTGAAAAACTAACCTTTTTAGAAAACTCAGCAAAAGAACATAGACTAGCAAATCACAAATCAGCATTAGTATCTATAAACAAAGAATTAGATGAAACTTATTCTAAATTAGCAGAAACTAAAACTTCTCAACTTGCAATAGAAATTATTTATGTAAAAGAATCAAATAAATTCTTTACAGGTAATGTTGAAATTGTAATGGGCTCAGAAGACAAACTATCTGAAATGCTTTTTACAGCTGGATATATTAAGTACGAACACAAATCTTTATTAGAAACTTTTCAAACTGCTGCAGAAAACTTTGAATCATTTAAAGTATTAGACTTTTTAACAGAAGCAATTGCAGGAGATATCACAGTAGTTTCAATGAGAGCTGAAAAAAATACATTCGTATTTAGAACTAACGAAAGTACTAAAATTTCTAAATTCGAAAAAATGTTAGCAGATGCTGCAATTGAATATGTAGCAGAAGAAACAGGAGCTGATATTACTACACAATTCGAAGATATACTAGAAAGCAATGCTAAACAAAAAGCTTTAAAATTAGAACAAATCCAAGAATTTAAAGAAATGCTAACGTTCTTATATGACCAAAAAGGTAGATTAGCAGAAGCTGATAGAAACCTTACAGACATTAAAGCTGCAGATAAATTAATAGGTTCAGAAATTAAAAGAATTAGCGAAGTATTAGAAGCATTAGAAGATAGTTCATTAGGAATTGAAGATGGTTATGTTGAAGCTACAGTAAAAACCGAAGAATTAGGAATAGAAGGTGACGGTGCTGTCAAAGTAGATTCTCTTGAATTTAGTACAGCTGGTAAAAATGACATCTTAACTGTGTTTGCAAATGACAAACCATATAGAATAGAAAAGTATAAGATTAACATCTCATCTAACGATACAATCTAATAAGTACTCTCATTTTAATAATTGAAAGCCCATTCGAAACAAATGGGCTTTTTTTCATATAACTAGTAATCAATTAGAAATTAACTACTGTGCCAAGAAAAAAGAACTACTTAAATAATAAAGACCTATACAATCAGATTGTAATATCTTTAGAAGATGATAAATTAACAAAAGACGCTGAAAAAATGCTGATTCTAATAGCCGAACGAGCAATTAGAAAGCTAGTTTATTTAAACGAAGACGATAAGCATGACTGTATGCAGTTCGCTATATTAGATCTTCTTAAGTATTGGAGGAATTTTAATCCTAAATATACCAATGCGTTTGCATACTTTACAGAAATAGCAAAAAGAGGTTATGCTAAAGGATGGAACAAATTACATCCTAATAAATATAAAGGCACGATGTCAATGGACCGTATTAACAGTAAAAACGGTGGAGAAGGCGGAATGTTTAATATCTAATGTCAATAAAAAACTTAAAACCAAGTAGTAACTCAGGATTTATACAGGGCTATTTTAACCCAGAAAATCCAGATAAGTATATCGGTCCAACGCCGATCATTTATCGTTCTTCTTGGGAAAGAAAGTTTATGATTATGTGTGACACAAAAGATAATGTAATGAAATGGTCAAGTGAACCTGTTAAGATTAAGTACAGGTGGACTATGGATAAAAAGGAACATACTTATTATCCAGACTTTTATATGAAAACTGCTGGTACAAATGATGAAGGTCCAGTAGAATGGTTAGTAGAAATAAAACCAGAAGCACAGATTAAAAAACCTAAACCACCTCTAAAGAAGTCTAAGAAGGCTCTTAACTCCTATAAATTTTTAGCTGAACAATATATTAAAAATAGAGATAAGTACGCTTATGCCAATGCTTGGTGCGAAGATAGAGGCTGGAGATTCATAGTCTTAACTGAAAAAACACTTAAATAATGGGAAAGATAAGAAGTGATATAAGACAGTTAAGTAAATCTGCAGGCGGAAAATCAAGAGCAGCTAAAGAGGCTGAAGCCTGGTTTGATGCTAGTAAAAAGTCTGTTAGAGAAAAGGCGGTTAGTAGAGATGGTAGACCATTTCAACCAGGAAAGATTTATGTATTTAGATATGATAATCCAGTAGTAGCAGAATGGTGGGATAGTAATCCAGTAGTCTTAGCATTGGATCGATCAGATAAGGGTAATGATATGGGAATAAACCTAAATATGTTACCAGTTAAAATAAAAGAAGATCTGTTAGATTTTGTATATGACCAATACGAACAATATATAAACGGACAGACCAGAGGTGGCGGAGTAGAGAACGCTAGAGCACAAAGTGGATTATCATTAAGTTATCAAGGTGCTAAGTCATTTTTACAACGTTACGGATTTGATTTCGCCATTAGACAATATAAAAGAAATCGTAAAGCCCAACAAGTGGTGGTCTCGTATGAGAATTGGGCAAAAATAGTATTATGCGACTTTATCGAGCTAAATGGCTCGTCAATTGGAGCAATTAGAGCTATGTTCAGAAACCACCTAAATAAATGAGATATATAAAACAGAAATAATAATATATTATGGCAGGATTTACCGACAAACGAAACGGACCACTTAGTTCTAATTCAAAACCATTTAACCTCTCCAATGCATTGAAGACGTTAAGTTCTTTTGGTATGCGCTATGATGATATGGTTCTACGTCAATCCCAAGCAATTGGTCCAATGGAAGATCAATTTGGCTACAATCAAACAGGTGGAATAAACCCGTTCGGAATAGATAACGACGATATTTATGGTGCATTTGCTGCACTATCAATGGGAGATATTAATATGAAAAAGAATGTGCCATTCTTTGATATTGATTACCCAGCTAAAAGAGATGAGTTGAGAAGATTCTCAATGAACGATGAGGTAGAAGATATTCTAGATATACTTTGTGATGAAGCAGTTGTATATGACGAAAAGAATTTCTTTGCCCAACCTTCTATTATGGGACTTGATGTATCAGATCAGGTACAAAAAGACCTTAACAAATACTTTAGACAAATCTATCACTACTTTGGTTTTAATGGTGAACAATCAGCATGGTACTTTTTTAGAAAGTTCTTAGTAGATGGTTACTTATCATTTGAAATAATTTATTCCCCAGACCAAAAAGAAATTATAGGTTTTAAAGAGATCGATCCAGTAAGCTTAATGCCAGGTTTTAATAAAGACGATGGTAAGAAAATATGGATTCAATATAAAGACCAACCTACAAAAGAAAGAGTACTTTATGATTCTCAAATTATTTACATTTCATATTCTTCACTTTCTACAGCATCAAGAGTAAGTTACGTTGAAAGACTTATTAGATCTTTTAACCTAATGAGAATCATGGAACATACAAGAGTAGTATGGGCTGTGACTAACGCTTCATTTAGAATGAAGTTTATTATACCTGTAGGTGGTAAATCTAAAACTAGAGCAAAACAATCACTAGCTCAGTTAATGAATAACTATAAAGAAGTTGTTGACTTTGATTTTGAATCAGGTTCATTAACAACAGATGGTAAACCAATGTTACAATTTAGTAAAGAGTATTGGTTACCTTCTAAAGACGGTGAAACTCCGGAAATCGAAACCCTAGGTGGTGAAGGACCAGATCTTTCTGATACAGAAGCACTTAAATATTTCCAAGATAAACTTAAAGAGGTTTCTAAAATTCCTTACAACAGATTCTTATATGAAGATGATGGTGGTGACTTTGCATTAGCAGGTGACGGTATGGTAAGAGATGAAATCAAATTTGGTAAATTCATTAAACGTTTAAGATCAGTCTTCCAAGAGATATTAGTTAAGCCATTGTATATTCAAATGTGTCTTAAATATCCAGAGTTCACTGACGATCCACAATTTAAAACTCAAGTAGCTCTAAGATACAATGAAGAAAATGTATTCGCAGAATTAAAAGAGCAAGAGATTATGCAATTAAGATTAGACTTTATCTCAAGTATGAGAGATAGTTTAATGACAACTAACCAAGAAACTATGGAAGAAGAGTACTACTTCGATCAAGAATACTTAGTTAGAAAGTATTTAAAATTGACCGATGATGAGATTAGAGCTAACGCTGCATACAAAGCAAAGGAGAAGAAGGACAACGCTGAAGAGCCTGAACCAGATGACCCAATGGCACTATAATCTAGATCCGATAGAAAAAGAGATATATAAACCATGAAGATATTAAAAACATTTGAAGAATTTGTCCAAGAAGGAGCATTAAAGGCTGGCGAAGATTCTAAAATATATGTAGAAGATGTAACACTAGATTCTGGTGCTACTATTAAATCTGCAGAAATTTTAGGAGCTATTACTTCTTCTAAAACAGAAAAAGAATTTAAAGATTATTTCTATACTGAGTATGGGAATGATGCATTTGCTGAAGGAGAGATGGACATTTTATTAGCATATTATCTGGATAAATCAGCTGAAGAGGCTGAAGAAGAAAAGGAAGCGGAGAAGGAAGAAGGAGCTGAAGAAGGCGGGGAAGAAGACCCGTTAGCAGACATCTAAAAGATATTAAGATAATTGTATAATACAAGTAGATATATAATAAAAATGATAAACCATAGATATGGCAAATAAAAAAGACTTACTGATCGTAGAAATGTCTACATCTCAGCTAAAAGTAGCTGAAGGTGAAAACAAAGATTACATTCTAGAAGGTATCTTTGGTCAGATAGACCAAAAGAATAAAAACAATAGAATTTACACTGAGAGTGAATATGTCCCTCAAATCCAACAATTACAAGACAAGATTAAGTCTTCTAAATTATTGGGAGAGTTAGACCACCCTCAACAATTCGACGTTTCTTTAAAGAATGTATCTCATGTTATTGAAGAACTAACATACGATAAAGAATCAAAAGAGGTAAGAGGTCGAATTAGACTTCTAGATACTGACGCCGGACGTCAAGCTAAAGCATTAGTAGATGCTGGTGTACCTTTACAGATCTCTTCTAGAGCAGCCGGAGCCGTTGAATCAAACGGAAAGGTAAAAATCAAACAACTATTTACATACGATTTAGTAGCAGATCCTGGATTTGCCAATGCTGAATTAAAAAGAGTTAACGAATCTTACGGATTTGATGACAACTCTGGTTTGTGGATATATGAAATGAATGAAGATACTCAAGAAGCAACACAAGACATTGAAAATAATTTAGAAACAAATAATAAAAATAAAAACATGGCAGAATTTGTAAAAGCTGAAGATTTCAATAAGTATTCAGAATACTTAGCTAACGAAATGAAAAGCATTAAAGAGTCTATCGGCGCAAAAAACGAAGACAACACGTTAGAAGATGTAAAGTCACATAACGACCACATCGTCGGTAGCGTAAATAGTCTATCAGAATATGTTGAATATTTAGCTGGCAAATTAGACGAATCAATACAGTATACAGAACATGTAGCTGAAAAAGCAGATCAAGGTATATCTTATACTGAATCTGTTGCTGAAAAATTAGACCAAGGTATTCAATACTCTGAGCATTTAGCTGAATCTATTACTAAAGTAAAAGATTTCGCTGATTACTTAGCTGAAAATCATAATGACGGTGCTGATACTCATAAAAAACTTATGGAGTACATTGATTACTTAAAAGAATCAATTCAATCTGTATCTGAATATGCTGAATATATTGCTGAATCAATTAATGAAAGCGCTCCAGTAGTTGAAGAAACTGAAGAAGTTACTGAAGATGAGGCTGGCGAAGGTGCTGAAGAAATTGAAGCTGATTTAGAAGATGTTACTGAAGTTGGACCAGAAGGTGAAACTGAAGAAGGAACTGACGAAGCTCCTGAAGCTATCGAAGCTGTCGAAGAAACTGAAGAGGTTGAAGAAACTGAAGAAGTTGAAGAAACTGAAGAAGTTGCTGAAACTGAAGAGGTAACAGAAGAGACTGAAGAGGTTGCTGAAACTGAAGAAGTTGAAGAGACTGAAGAAGTTGCTGAAACAGAAGAAGTTGCTGAAACAGAAGAGGTTGAAGAAACTGAAGAAGTTGAAGAAACTGAAGAAGTTGAAGAAACTGAAGAAGTTGAAGAAACTGAAGAAGTTGAAGAAACTGAAGAGGTTGAAGAAGGAAATGAATTCGGTGCTGCAAGAGCAGAAGCAATTGCAAAAGGCGAAAAGACTTTTAAAGTTGGAGACGAAGAATATCCAGTAGAAGATGTTGATAAAGAAGATAAAGAAAATGCTGAAGAATTCGTTGAAGAGACTGAAGAAGTTGCTGAAACTGAAGAGGTAACAGAAGAGACTGAAGAAGTTG